AGATATTCTTGAAACAATAAAAATATCTTGCGCACTTTTACTACCTTCTTGATGAAAAGAACGTAATAAATTTCCAGAACGTACAGGCTGTCCAGGCGCACCTGTGGTGGCGCTACCGAATTTAATAGAACGTTCAGCGTGATCAACGAGATGCTCTAAAGCAACTTTCCGAAGATTACTTTGTCGAATACCAAAGTCTCATCGCTGACATAACCGTCACATCTGCACATACTGCCGGTACCCCATCTTTCCAGTCAACGAACAAGTTCGACTGGTGAGATGCATTATGTAATGCGCCATCGTGCCGGTCTCAGACGAATGCTGGAAATTGGTACTCCAGTAGAGTTTGTGCAAAACCTTTCCGATTATGATGAGACGACGGATCTACATTCGAACAATCGTATGGTCGTCATCAAAGGTCATGCAGTTGAATTAGACGGTGATGCTATACTGTACCGTGAAATGTCTTTGACCAAAAAAGATCCTGTGACATTGTTCTTCATGCCAAATACAATTGATGAAGAACCCGACTTAGGCGCTCAAGTTGAATGGGATGGGAAAATACGTATTGTAAAGCATGCAGAACTTATTAGACCTTCTGGACATGGTATAGGTGCGAAGGTAGTTGTAACATGACCACCTTCAAGACTGCTGCTTTATTTACCCGTACTTTGAATCGTTTCGGCAAAATGGCAAAGCAGCGTGAACGTCTTCTCTTTTCACGATCTGGATCACGCTGAACGTTCTATTAAATTCGGTAGCGCCACCACAGGTGCGCCTGGACAGCCTGTACGTTCTGGAAATTTATTACGTTCTTTTCATCAAGAAGGTAGTAAAAGTGCGCAAGATATTTTTATTGTTTCAAGAATATCTTATGCCAATATTATCGAGAACAATTTTCGTAGAGCAACATTACGATCGGCGGTTGGTGGCTTCCATAGTGTTAAAATCACTCGTGTGAATTTTAGGTGGATTGTTCGTCACGAGTTGGCAATAGTCAAAGAAGAGGTTAGAATGGGACATGCTCGATAATTTCGCCTCTTTAATGATCTTACGCAACAGGCTATTGACAGTAAAATTCGCCGACACCGGACCTACCACCCTAGTCGCAACTGGAAATGGTTTTACACGTCCTGCCGGGGACTTTGTCGCCGACGGATTGGTAAAGGGAATGGAAATAACACCGACAGGATTCACAAATAATGATGTTGGTGTTATTAAAACAATAGAACCAACAGCTATCACACTCATAAATGCCAGGCTAGCACAAGTATCCGGTGCAGGCAGATCACTATCTGTGGTGATACCTGAACTTCGTGAGTGGGAAAACATAAAGATGGATCCAAACGAAGAAAGATGGAGTGTTAAAGAAGAATTTGTTTTTGGAAACAATCAACAAGATAGTTTGGGTCCACTTGGAACAATGAGCCACTACCCAATCTATATTGTAACTGTGTACGGGCTTCCTGGTATTGGTGCAAAAGCTCTCTATAAGATGGTAGATACCATCTTAGATGTATTTCCGCCTCGTTTAGTGTTAACTCTTGCAGATGGTACAGTTCTACGTATACGTTCAGAACCAGCACCTTTCAGGGGTCCTACTCTATACGATGATGGAGATCCATTTATCATAGTCACAATCCCACTTTGGGCGCGGACGACAAACACTATTTAGGAGGGAAGGAGAATGCCTAACCAGTCAGCAACTAACGTCCTCGTAGCCATCAAGCGGGAGACGACTTTTGGTACGCCTGCTACACCTGTAACGGGTGCAGATAGGCTTCGTGCTTTGGATAGCCCGGGTCTCAAAAAGACGCGAGGTAATATCGAGTCTGCAGAACGTCGTTCTGATCAGTTACAAAACATCGGTCGTCTTGGTGGAATAACAGTTGGCGGCTCTTTCAACTGTGAAATCAATCCTGGAGGAGACTTTGATAGTCTTCTTGAGGATTTGGTTCGAGGTACTCAAGGAGCCCTTGCAGAAGAAACCGAAATCGATGCAGGTGGTATCGGTGTCGGAACAAGGCAGGCACGGATCTTTACTCCTGTGATTCCTATCTTCCGGTCGTATACAATTGATCAGTATGACATCGATATTGATCAATCTGAGCAGTTTGTTGGATGTCGAGTGGTACAAGGAGATTTTTCGTTTCAGCCAAATGAGATGGCAACTGTGCAATGGACATTCCAAGGGCAAGATCGGAATGAACTAGCAATTGCCGCTTCTCCTTATTTCACATCTCCTATTTTGACGGCAGGAATTCCACTCATCGCCGATGATGCCGTCATTACTTACAAGGGAGCAGTCGTCACCAAATTGACGGGTATGAACCTATCAGTTGTGACGGATGCTGCTGGTCAGCCTACCATCGGAAGTTTTTTGACACCTGACATCTTTATGAATATGTTGAGAGTGTCTGGAGATGTGACCGCAGTCAGAGAGGATCTTTTGGCAGCTACCGATTTTGATGCCGAAACTGAATTCGAGATGAAAATTGTTATGCAGGCTCCTACAGCTGCTCCGAAGTTGACCTTCGGTGTTATCTTGAGACGTGTGAAGTTGGTTGATGTCGATGCTCCTTATAGTGGTGGAGATGCTGCAAAATTGGAAACTCGACAGTTTATGGCTCATGCACCGTCTGCGGCAAGTAATGCAGTTGAGTTTTATACGAGCACGGAAACACCAACGCTTGTTTGAAGTATTGAAGGGGGAGAACGTTACTAGTCTTAGGGAACGTTCGGAGAGGAGTTAGGTGGGAGCTCTATTCTCATGGTTCTTATTCTCTCAATAGGAGCAAGTAATGACTGGTTTTGATATTTCAAAAGAGAAAGAAGCGGGAAAAATCGAAGACGAGGGTACATTTGTTCATATCTGTGGATTGGACGATATGCCCATGTACTACGAAAATAGCAAAGGAAAAGAAGAACCAGTAGGAATTGTAGTTGCTGGTGCTCATTCAGCCCGTTTCCGTGAAGTAGAAGGAAGACAACGACGGCGAAGGTTGAAGCCAAAGGATCTTACAGGCCATCGAATTCATGAAGATAGCACTGAGAAGGTTGTTCATTGCACGCTGTCATGGCAAGGCTTCTTAGATGAAGGTAAAGAAGTACGATGCGATCACCACAATGTTCGTATGTTATACGATCAATGTCCTTGGGTGTTGGATCAAGTTGTCGAAGCCATGAATGATCATTCAAGTTTTTTCGAGAACAAGTCGAGTTAGTAGCAGAATATCTTCGTTACGAGCGTCGACTTGAGAGGAAAGAGAAACACGGTACAAAAGAAGATCATTTAAGAGTTGCGGCTAAAGGTACCACATCAGGATCTGCTTTAGCTCGTAGAATTCTTTCAGAAGTACCGGAATATCCTGAACAACTCGAGTACTTAATTGATTGGGTATATTCACTTCATGGAAGAAGTGGAGTGGGTATGTCAAGTGTAGCGCCTCTTTCGTATAATACGATTAAGGCATGGATGGAAATGATGGATATTCATTACATAGCGCCATATGAAATTGAAGCATTAATTATTTTGGATGGTGCTTTGTTTATTGTCGATAGCCCAGAAGCAAATGAGGATACTAAAGTAGACGCTGACAATCCTGCGGTCTATATTGACTGGCCTGACAAAAAGAAGAAAATCTGATGGAGCTGGCAGCTCTTGGTCTTCGTATTGATGCACGAGGAGCTATCCGCACTTTAAATCAATATTCATCTTCAGCAAGTAATGCTGGCCGTGCTACTGAGAAGTTTGAACGAACTACCAAGAACCTAACTGCATCTCTTGCTGCTTTAGGTGGATTCTTTGGTATAAGACAGCTTGTTGAATATGCAGATACCTGGACACTGATTAGTGCTCGTATTGGTATAACTGCAAAAAGTACAGAAGAGATGATGACTATTCAGTCTCGTCTCTTTGATATCTCGCAAAGAACCCGTAATACACTGGCTGCCACAGCCGTTTTGTATACTCGTGTTGCGCTTAATGCAGACCAACTTGGACGTTCGTCAGAAGAGTTATTAACTGTGGTAGAAAGTGTAAATGCTGCTTTACTAATTTCAGGCGCGACTGGAGTTGAAGCAGCACAATCAATGCGTCAATTTGCACAGGCATTGGGTAAAGGTGTGCTTGATGGAGATGAGTTACGTACTGTGCTTGAAGCTATGCCTTTAGTTGCTAGAGCTATTGCTGATGAAATGGGAGTTGCTGTTGGCGCTTTGAAAGATTTAGGTGCAAAAGGTCTTATTAATGTTCAGGTAATATTCGATGCTCTTATTAAACGTAATAAAGAATGGCAGGAGCAAATAGATAAAATGCCTTTTACCATAGGTCAAGCATTTGAGATCATGAATAATGCTTTAGTACGTATGGTAGGAATTATAAATACAGCAAAAGGAGTTAGTGCTACATTTGGAAAATCTTTGATTGCAATTTCTAAGAATATAGATAAAGTAATTGCTGCAGTAGCATTGCTTATCTCGAGTTTAGTAGCATATAAAGTGGCAATTATAGCTGCTGCTGCTTGGACACAATTATTAACTGCTGGTGCAACTGTTAGAGCATTTCTTACTTTGGCAATTTCTGTTCGTAGACTTGCAGACGCTGGAGCCTTGCTTAGTATGATGGCCGGGGGTCTGAAAAGTATACTCGCTTTTGCAGTCGCTGCTGGAGTTGGCCTTGGTGTTTATCTAAAAATACTTGAAGAAATCACAAAAGCTACTGAAGAATGGATAAATGCTAATGCAGATTTAACTGCTCCTTTTGGAGAGAGAGTGGACCTAGTTACACCTAGTACAAGAGCTGCGTTAAGACGAGTAGAAGATATGATTCGTGAAGCTAATCAGGCTATTGTACTTGCAGGTCTTTCTGAAGAAATGCAAGCGCGGCAAGAGATTGCTTATGACGCCGTTAATCAACGGGTAAAAGCACGAAGAGATTTAGAAGGTGATATACAACAAGCAATGCTTGGTGCTATTAATCTTGAAGAACGGCTTGCTATTGTAGCTCTTGAAGTAGCAGAGGCCTTTGAGGCTCAAACAGAGGCCATAGAAGATCAGCAACGTATTATAGATCGGTTCTTGAGAAATATTCAAGAATCATTTGCTCAGACATTTGCTGATATATTTGAAGGAGGATTAGAAAAATTTGATGATTTGTTTAAAGGAATCAAAAGATTATTTATACGTTTGTTAGCAGAGATGGCAGCTGCTAAACTAATCCAAAGTTTAGGTCCTTCTCTTAATCAAGCTCTTTCAGGAATTTTTGGTGTTTCCAGTCAACAAGCTGTATTAGATGCTCAAGTAGCTGCTGCAATAGCTATTGCGCAACAAAGTGCTAGTGCTGCTGTACTAGGTGGGCAAGCAGGATTAAGATCGCAAGGGGAAGGATTTGGTAAAGTTCCCGTAGAGATAGAAGGGATTACAGTTACTGCCGCAAGAAGTTGGGCTCGTTTTATTGGGCCAGCTTTAGCAGGATTTGTTGTTGGACAGATTATTGGTGGATCAACTACAAATCGTGCTCTTGGAACATTTGGTGGAGGTCTTGGTGGTGCTGCTACAGGATTTGCGACAGGTGGACCGATCGGTGCTTTAGTAGGAGGCTTAGCTGGAGCTATAGGAGGATTTATAAGTTCTTCTAATAGGTTAAGGGGACAGCTTGAAGCTAATCGACTTGTTCTAGAAAGAAATAACATTACACTTCAAGGAATGCGTGACGCTTTTGAAGGAGCAACAAATCGTCAGTTACTTGCAGCACGTGATATTCTACAAACTACTATGATAGGTAGACGTGTGCGTAATATACCGGATCTCATTGATTTTAGAATATTTGAACGACAAGCTAGAGAAGTTTTAGAAGCTATAGCAGCAAGTTTGAATATAACTATTTTGAATGCAGAACGTATGATAATACCCGGTACTCTTACGCAATTAGCTGAAGCAATTGAAGAGGCTATTCGTGCTTTGACACAATTTGGTAATACGTTGTCAGATGTACGTCAGCGACAAGATGCTTTTAATCGCTTATTTGATATAGAACAAACACCGGGTCGAAAGCTTCAGGATACGTTTAATCTTCTTAACGAGCTCGCACCTAATTTATTACAGCAACTTGGTTTATCAAATATAAATCTTGAATCAGCAACTGGACGTAGTGTCTTCTTAGAAGGATTACGAGAAATCTTTAATATGATTGCAAGAGGAGATTTCACAGATGATCCCGCATTACTTGGAGCTTTTGCAGATAAGGATCAACTTATTGATGCAATCTTAAGAGCAAAAGATGCTTTAGATGAATTCAATAAAGTTTTATTTAATGCTACAACTGATTTTCCGCGAGCAATGGATATCGCGTTTTATGAACAAAGATTTGGAAGATTTGGAGTTCCTAAAGGTTCATTCATAAATGTGGAGCCTACTACTACAGGTTTTCATGATAAAGGAGATACTTGGCAAATTGGAAGTATTTATATCACCAATGAATCGGGTGACACAGGTCAAGATATACTTAAGAAGTTAGAAGATGCCGTAATAACACGTAGAGGCCGTGGAGGGTCAGTTGATCTAGATCGTACTGCGGAGTCTCTGTTTTGAGCCGGTCAGGTCTTGATGCAGGAACCAATACCCTCTATACAAGTGGTTCTTTTGATGTACATAGCCGATTAAAAGTTGAAAACGGCAGTGGTACCTTCAAATCTATTGAAGGTAAGTATCTTAGACTTTCCTTAACCCTCCCCGATCCCACCGAGCCAGTCGGCTCAATGAACTTCGAAGTTATTCGCGAACTAACACTCGATGGTTCAACAAGTTCCTTATCCCCTTTAGTTGAAGCTAGTACATTCAACAAACTTGACGATGGAACAACGTACTCTCCGTTGCTACAAATAGGTCGTCAAGTAACGTTTGAAGTTAATCTTACAGCTAAAGGTGATGCGAGGCCGGTCGATGCTGATGCTAACTGGTACGAAATCTTTAGAAGCATTATTGTAAAAGTCAACTGGTCTGAACATGATCGCAATCGATTAAAAGTAGACACAAATGGTCTTGCAGCTGTTTTACAACATGCTAAAAGCGAAGCTGTTTTTACGTATGCTTCGGGTACGTCTCTTGAAACAGTTGTTACAGATATTCTTTCGAATAATGGTCATTCAGGAGTTACTACTTTCTTTCCGGTTCCCACAAGTGCTGTACTTCCAAACACATACGCTCCTGGATTACAGACGACTGTATGGACTCAATTAAAAGCTATTGCGCAATCTCTAGGATGGGTAGTCTACTATAGATACAGGGCACATGGTGTTGCTGAACTAACTTTCTTTGAACCTGAAAGAACAAAGACAGTTGCAGACTTTACAGTTGAAGCAGATGATTTCCATAGATTAACATTAGATGAAGCCGAAATTAGGAATGTTGGTTTCTTGATATATGTGGATGTAAATGGTTCTGAACAATTACTTGGACCAGATGTAGATACAGCAAGTGTTACAAAATATGGAGGCACTCTTGGAATTCGACGACTTTTCTGGATAAAATTAGATAGGTTCTCACCTATAAGGTCTGCCACAACAGCACAAAACATGTTGACAGCCGCTTTGTCAGACGTAGCTGATCCCGACATTGTGGCTAGTGCTAATTCCTTCCCTCTTGTCTTTGCTGAATCTGGTATTGATCTTTACGATATTCCAATAAAAGAGCGCTTCTTTGATACCGCGCAGAAATGGGCTCTTTTTGGTACTAGGATCGACTTTGCCTTTGACGTTGACCCACGTAGTTCTCTTGGCCTGCGGGGGGTACCTACCGCAGGAGGAAAATCGTGGCGAGACCTTGCGACAAAGATACCAAGAGAGCTTGACGACATTGTTCTAACTAATGCTTTCTTAAGAGCTATACCTTTTGTTGATACTACAGGTGGATCTTCAGGTGTTACTGAAGATATAAGACCTGATTTCGATTTAGAGACAGTTGACTGGTCGCCTACTCCTACTACACCGACTACTCTATTCGATAAGATAGATGAAGCTATACCATCGGATGCAGATTTTGTATCAGGTATTTTATCGGCTAGTAGTTGTCCTACTAAAATATCATCTGATTTTGAAGTAAGACTAAGTAATCCTGTTGGTACGCCTGGTGATGCTGCAAATCAGACGGTAATTCTTAGAAGTCGCATCGGAAAAGTAAATCCAGGTGTGGCAGGTACTGCAGACTTCACTGTTGATCTGATGGAAGGCGCTACTGTAAGAGCTTCCTTCACTCATTTAAATGTTGCAATAGGCTTTGCAGATTTTGATGACACATTGTCTAATGCTCAAGTAGATTCTATTGTTAGTCACAATGCACTAAGCATACGTATTACAGCAGCAATTTGTCACGATAACGAAATAGATAACGTCAATGCTCAATGTTCTTATCTAGAACTTGCTTATATAGCTAAAACACCTATTCAACGTGGCGTTAAGATTGATCTTGTTTATGACATAACATCTGAAGTCGATGAATTTAATTTAGTTCTTTCTTGGGATCCAGGTGGAGGCGTAACTACTCATAGTTATACAAAACTTACTCTTGCAGGAATAGCTGGTAGCGAAAGATTACAGGGTCCAGAAGCTGGTGACTTCTTTATGAGAGAAGATTGGACTGATTTTGATGTAACTGTTACTCCTGTAGGTCAACCGGGAAGCTTATTAGGTCACCCTGTAAAATTATTCTTAGAAGATGCAGTCGAATCACCTGCTGGTGTGAAAGTTAAAATTACATCAAGTGGAGTAGTGGCTATATCTGATCATCTAGTTGCTGGTACCTTTATGACATCAGATCTAGACGCTCAAGGTCGAGCACGATTAAATGCTTCTTTTGGTTCAGCAAGTCTTGATGATTTAGGTGATGTTACTTTGACTGCACCTGCAGCTGGAGAGGTACTAGTTAAGCAGGCAGGAGATTGGATTAACAGAACGTTAGCAGAGGCAGGCATTGGAACTGTGACAGGAGTGACAGGTAGTGCAGAAGCAGCTTCCAGTGGGGGCACGGCACCAAATATCACAGCGGATTTCAATAGTCTCACAGTTGCCACTATGGCAGCTGGTGATCATGTTGTTTTTCTGGATGATACTCTCTCTCGTAGAGCTCTCGTGGGGTTGATCCCACTTGGCCTCTTTAGTAACGATCAGGGCTGGACTAGTAATGTGGGGACTGTTACTTCTGTGTCTTCTGGACAAGGAATTGTTGTTTCAGGTGCAGCAGCAGATCCTGTAGTAGCTTTTGATGCACCAATCCTCACTGCCTTAGCATCAGGTCTATTGGCAACCGATCACCTTGTAGCTGCCGATGGTGCCGCTAGTGTGAAAGCTTTGATAAGTGGTATTGAGTTAGATATCTTTAGTAACACAGTAAGCGGATTTGGAACGGGCACAGTCA